TGGCTTTTTCCTGATCTTTCGTATTAAATCCGACCTCATACAACATTTCTCGTTCTTTCGTACCGTCAAAGTATTCTTCTACTGTTCGGCTACCCGGCATAGAATAAACACATAACGTATCTTCACCATCGAGAAACCCCATTGAGCATGGCATTGGAAGACCCTGAATTGAATCTATTGAATCAGATAATCGTTCCCATAAATCCATTACAAGTTTCCTCCTTTGATAAATGCCCTACGCCAACTATCCATATGATTAGCTTTTGCTCTGAGGTCCCAACGTCGGCTTGTCCCTGGCGTTGTATAATTCTTAACTCTACTACCATTGACGATCCCTCTAAATTGAGGTTTAGCGTAAGGAACGGTATATGTGATTCGGTTCTTGTTAACAAATGATTTGTCTCTTAAATGTCCTTGCCGTTTTGGCGCATATAGGTTCATGTCTGGATGCATCTGAGCAGTCATATAGTACAGTGCTGAATTGATGTTCATCACTGACAACTTACGATCGACGCCATTTTTTTCAACCTTAACATGGAGCATTACAGCACCTCCAACTCGTACGAGTAAACTTCATTGCTGAAAGGGTTACGGTTATCTACGATCGTCGTGATAGTGTAAGTCTCACCTTCAAAGTCAATCTTTGACCCAACATGATTTTTATTAATCACTGGTATCGGATCAGATACTCCAGCAAACAAAAAAGCGATAGCGTTGGCTACCACTTGCCGATTATTATTACTACCACTATATACTGTCTGCGGTTGAAAGATCATATTTTTAATCGTAATTGGATCGGAAAAAATAGGCTTCTGCCATTTGTCTTTTCCTTGTATTAGACGCAGCACAATAGATTGATTGCAGTACTCCTTTGGTATTAATGGAATCATCTATAATCAACTCCTTTGTAAAGAAGCCCTGTATAAATCAATTCGTTATACGCCTCTGTAGCGACCATCGTTCTACCGACCGTTGCTGCATTAGTATTTCCTGATTCAATACGCATACGACCAACGCTGACACTTGAAGGGGAAGCATTTAGTAAGTCTGATAACGAAGTAACTCCAACTGACTTCAAATATTCAATTTGGACAGCCATTGCGATTTTGAACTTATCCACTCGATATTTGAACGTGTCATCAGCTAAAGAATGTCTCATGTAAAAATCGCCTGTCACTCGATTAAGCTGACGTGCAGCACATTTTTCTAAGTCATCAAACTCCGAAACTGATACTTTGTTGAATCCTGATTTTAAATATTCATCGTGCGTAAGATAGCTCATAACTGCCTCCTTTCAATTAAAAAGGATAGTTTAGTAGCTATCCTTCGCTTGCTGCGGTTACCGTGACTTCACACGTAGCAGTTTTATCATTCGAAGTTGTTGCTGTAATTGTAGCAGTTCCCGCTTTCACAGCAGTCACTTTTCCTTGAACTGGCGTTACTGTTGCGATCGTTTCATCGCTAGAAGTAAATTGAACCGATTTATTTGTAGCGTCTGCTGGTGCTACGGTAGCAGATAATGTTTCTGTTGCTCCCACCGCTAGCGCAGCTGTTGTTTTATTCAAAGTTACGCCGGATGGGTCTACGCTTTTGGGGCTAAAGAGACAGATACGCCTTCTTTTTGTTGCTCTTTAATAAAGCAGTCATGATACAAACGATTTTGATACAAGTAGCCATCACCTTGTGAATGTTCGCCTGGTGCAAACAAGAAGACGGTGTTTTCTTTAACCACGGGGATAACAGCTTGTTTAGCAACTACTAAGATATTGATGTCTTGTGCATCAGCGGCAGCAGCGTAGCCATCAGTGAAATCGAACTTAGTTTTGAAACGAGTATCGTCCCAAACTTCGACCAATAACACACCA